GAAATATCCAAAAATGTTTGATTGGGTTAGGGACAACGGGTATAGATTAACCTGGAGACCGCACATTATTGCATTTGAAGACCAAAGAGAGGTATAATGGTAGTAAAAGCAACAGAATTTGAAACATTGAGAGTTCTTCATACATTATGGAAGAATAAAGACCTAGATACTCTACAGGTAAAAAATTGCTTATGGGAAGCTTACAGACTTCTACTAACAGTTTTAGCAAACGGAGAAATATCGGCACAATCAGTAGACGGAAAACAAAAATATAAAATAAACCAATAAACAAAGTTATGACACTAAAAGATTTAATTGACCTATCAGGAGACAGAGATTTAACAAAATCATATCCTAAAGCAGATGGACTGTACATCTGGGATTACAAACTGCAATATAACCTAAACTTGGGATTAGACTTAGTATTAATACCAAGTGACTCAGGTAAAGCAGGATTCAAAGACAAAGTATCAGTAGATGAATTAGTAAACTATGTACTAGACGAATACAATCCAGAAGTACCAGCAGATGAAATCATCTCACAACTACTAGTAGTAGGAGTAGAAGGAATAACAATAGCAAAAGTCTAATGGCACTAAAAATAGGAAATAAAATATACCTATGCTGGGATGACATAAACATCTTAGTTGAGGATTTATGCACTACAATTAGACAGTCAGGAGCTCAAATCAAATCAATAACGGGAATTGAAAGAGGAGGACTAGTCCCGGCAGTTATGATCTCACATAAACTAAACATTCCTTACGTAACGAAAATCAATAAAGATACTCTTGTTGTAGATGATATTTGTGATAGCGGAGAGACGCTAAAAAAGACAGTAGCAGGCTATACAGCAACACTTCACTATAAGAAAACAGCAATATTTACTCCTGATTTCTACTCAAAAGAAGTAGGAACAGAGTGGATAGTATACCCTTGGGAGAGAAAAGATTCAGAAGCTGTTCAAGATTATTTAAAAAAGTAGTTGTAGAATACAGTAAAAAATGTTATATTAAATAAAACGGAGTCGTAGAACCTCCATAAAAACACTTATATGTCAAACAAAAAATTTATCGACGGTACAGAATTAGTACAAGCTGGATTCGCTAATGGTATTTCAACACAATTAGCAGAAAAACAATTAATAGATGGTCCGGAAGCAAGATTATCTGATTTAGAAAAGCAATACATTATTGAAGATGCTGCTGAAGCATTTGGTAATTTCCTTTCAGCCTTAGGATGTGATTGGAAGAATGATCCAAATTCATCTGATACTCCTAAAAGAGTTGCAAAGGCTTATGTAAATGATCTGTTTAAGGGACGTTATGAAGCTTTAGACAGGATAACTGCATTTCCAAGCGATGGATACTCTGGGATTGTATTTGAAGGAGGTATTCCCTTAACATCTATGTGCAGTCATCATCATGGCTTGATCCGAGGAAATGTACATATAGCCTATATCTCTTCAGCAACTGGAAAAGTAGTAGGGCTTTCAAAACTAAATAGAATTGTAGAGCACTTTGGAAGAAGAGGTCAGATACAGGAACAATTAACAGTTGCAATTCATAATGCAGTAGATAAGATCTGTGAAGGAAATTTAGGAGTAGCAGTAATGGTAGAAGCCACTCATGCATGTGTATCTTGTAGAGGAATTAAACACCAAGGAGCTTCAATGAAAACAGCTCAATTATCTGGATGTTTTTTAGAGGAAGATTCAGCAAGGGCAGAGTTTTATGAATTTACAAGAGGGTATAAAAAAGCCGAGTAAATAAAGTTGGTTTGTGAAATCATCACTATTTATTATAAAAAAGATAGTGATGGTAACATGTAAATTATGTAATAAAGAGTTTAAAAAAGTAACAAACTCTCATCTAAGAGATAAGCATCAGACAGAATTAGAAGAATATATTCGACTATTCCCAGGAAGTTTAATGACCTCAAAAGAAACTGTAGAAGCAATCTCAAAATCAAGTAAGGGAAAATCTTATAAAGAAAGATATGGAGAAGCCGAAGCAGAAAAGTTAAGAGAAGTAAGAAGAGCTGCTGCTGGTAAACAGTTTGAAGATTTAAACCAAAGGATTATAAGACGGTCTAAAAACTGGAAAGGATATAAAGACATCTCAGGGGACTTATGGAGAAGTATAAAAGCAGGAGCTACTCAGAGAAAATATAGCTTTACAATTACGATAGAAGAAGCATGGAATCTTTACAAAAGTCAAAAAGGTACTTGTGCATTATCAGGCTTTCCTATTGTATTAGATGTATCGTTAGGGAGCTTAAATAAGAATGGATATCAAAGGAGTACAGCTTCTTTAGACAGGATTGATAGTAAAAAAGGCTATGTTACAGGAAACATACAATGGGTACATAAAGACTTAAACAAATTAAAGTCAAACTGGCCTGAAGAATATTTCTTTCAAATGTGTGAAGCAGTAGCATCTTTTCAAAATAGAAAAAATAACTAAAATCAAACAAAATGGACTATTGGCAAGTAACAGTGCAACTAGAGCACGAAAACGACAGAGGTCGTATTCAAAAAGTAAGAGAACTTTATTTAGTGGATGCAATTTCAGCAACAGATGCTGAAGCAAAAATCTATACAGAGTTCGAAGGAGAGTCTAACTTCACAGTAGTAGGAGTTAATCAATCGAAAATATTAAAAGTATTGGAATAAAAAGTTGGACCTTCGGGTCCAATTTCTTATATTAATAAAAAAATAAAGTTATGACAAATCAAGAACAGATACTACAGAAAATAGCAGTATTAAAAAGTAACATGATTGAGAGTATGCAATATGAAAATGCAGCTTTAATAAGAGAAATTGAAAAACTTATAAAAGACTCAGTACCCTTCGTAGACGAAGTCGAAGAATTTAATGCCGTAATGGGTAAACCAAATAACTATGAACCAACTATCCCCGAAAGAAAAGAATGGGAGTTTGTATACAATTTCATCCTTGAGGAATTGGAAGAATATAGAGAAGCTTGCGAGAGAGGAGACATCGTTGAGGTTCTGGATGCTTTGTGCGATATTGCTTATGTTTCCCTTGGGAACGGTACTATGCTACATGGCCTTAAGGATAAGATATGGCCGGCATACCAGGAGGTACAGGCTTCAAATATGTCAAAAGCTTGCCAAACAGAAGAAGACGCTAAAGCAACTGTCATTCAAAGATCGAGTGAGCAAGGTGAGGAGTGTCATTACGAAAAAGTTGGAGACTATTATATCGTCTATAGAACAAGAGACAGAAAAGTAATGAAGAATATAAAATACTTCCGTCCAGACTTAAAACAATTCTTCACAGATAAAGAAATTCAGAAATCATATTTAAAACAAATAACAGGAGAGTAATGCAAAAAGCACTAGACCACTTAGAGGAGCATAAAGTCTTTGTAGAATCTCTGCAAACCTTCATGGTTCCGGCAGCAGAAGCTTATAAAGCAGTAGAACTGTCAGTTGACCAACAGCTACAGGACACGTTAACACTACTCCAGGAACAACTCGGAGGATTAACAGAAGATTTAGAAACACCAGAAGTAAATTAGTATATGGCAATAAAAATTTATCACGAAGCTCCAAAAAGTATATTTAAAGAGATTCAAAAAGTTACTGATGGGGATTATGCTCTTGTGCATTTGTTCGAAGAAGATCCTGAATACTTCAAACAATTTCAAGAAGCAAAAGAGAATGGAAGAGAAATTATTTTAGATAATTCTATCTTTGAATTAGAAGAGGCATTTGATGCAGAAAAGTTTGCAGGATGGGTATTAGAATTAAAGCCAGACTGGTATATCGTACCAGATGCTTTAGAAGATGCTAAAAAGACCTGTAGTCAAATGGCTGCATGGAATATAAAGTACAAAAATCTTCCTGGAAAGAAAATAGGAGTTGTTCAAGGAAAGACATATCAGCAAATCAAGTCTTGTTACGAGTATATGGATAAGATTGCAGATGTAGATATGATTGCAATTTCCTTTGACTATTCGTATTATACAGAGAGTTTTCCTCATCCTAATAAGTATGTTAGCTGGGCTATGGGAAGGGCTAAGTTACTGGGAGACTTATTGAGAGACGGTATAATAAATACGAACAAGCCGCATCATTTACTAGGATGCTCATTACCTCAAGAATTCTCTCTATACTCTCAGTATGATTGGTTATATTCTTTAGATACTTCCTCACCAGTTGTACATGGAATAAAAGGAATTGAGTATAGAGAAGATGGATTATGGTCAAAAGAATCTCAGAAACTATTTGAATTAATAAATCATCAGGTAGAAGATATTAATCCAATACTATATAATATTAACAAGTTCAAATGGTTTACAAATGGAAGCAAAATATAAAGTAGGAGAAAAAGTTCGGTTTAATCATTTAGGAGAAGGTATCCGAGAAGGAGCTGTCTTTGGAACATATAATTTAAAAGGAGAACTAAGATATAGTATTAGAGATCATTCAGGTCTATATGCTGCTCATGAAGGAGTCTTTTATACTATGAATGAAGATGAAATAATAGAAAGAATAGATGAAGATTAGACCTTGGATAGCATTTTTTAGTCAAACAGGATCAGAGATCGTAGAAGTGTCAAAGCTTTTAGGAAGATGGCCTGATCTTATTATTACAAATGAAAGACCAGATCATTTAAGAAAGATACATCCTGCTTTAGAGAACAGGCATTTGATCTTTGTAGATAATAAACCTTCAGAAGAAGAATTAGGATTAATACTAAGTGCGTACAAAGATCCTATAGTAACTCTTCATGGATGGTTACGAATTATGCCTCCGGATATCTGTAATCGATTTGAAATATATAACGGACATCCAGGACTTATAACTGAATATCCAGAACTAAAAGGAAAAGACCCTCAGCAAAAAGCTTTTGATTTAGGATTAGAGTCTTCCGGATGTGTTATTCATAGAGTAACAGAAGGAGTTGACGAAGGAGAGATACTTCGTAGTAGAAAAGTTTCTATAAAAGGGTTGGAAATAGGAGAATTATTTCATATCTTACATAGTATATCAGTAAGTCTTTGGGTAGATTTCTTAAAAAATTAGTTATGAAAAGAATAGCATTAGTAGGAGCATCATCAGTAGGAAAAACTACTGTATATGAATTACTTAAAAGTAAATTACCTGAGTATGATTTTATAAATGAATCAACAAGAACAGTTGGTAAGTTTGGATTTCCTATTAACGAAGCAGGAACTTCTGAAACACAGCTTGCTATTTCTTCTTTCCATTTAGAGGCTTTATTAGCTCCTAAGGATGTAATCTTAGATAGATGTTATTTGGATTTGGTAGTATACTCTACCTATATGGATAACTTATCTACTAGCGCATATGATTACATATTGGACACTTGGATAAGAGTTAGGCATCAATACACACATTTTATTTACTTCCCTATCGAATTTGCTTCTGTAGACGATGGAGTAAGAAGTGTAAACGAAGGATGGAGAGAAGCAATTGATAAGCAATTTCAGATTAACTTAAAGTCAATTAAGTTTGCTGGAGGGGATTTTCTAACAGTAACAGGAAGTCCTAATCAAAGAGTTGAACAAATATTAAACTATATAAAATAATATGACACAAGAATTAAATCAAGCAGAAGTTGTAAAGATTGCAGGAAAGCATCTAGGACAAGTAGGTGGAGCAGGTTATAGCGATACTTATGATCCAAGTCTATTGGTAGAGATTCCACG